GTTTGGTGAAGTTAAGATGTTTTCATCAGAAGCTGTCATATAGGCAACTTTAACTGAATCTTTTTTATTCTTGTAGAATCTTCCACCAGACGGTAAACTAATTACGTCATGCGCTGGTTCAAAGTAAACTTGTTGTGAATTATCCATATTCGTTTCTTTTTTAATTAATTATAGTATATTATTAAATAGTGTAAACGGTATTTTTTTTAAAATTTACTGTTTACCCGTAATTTGACGGTACTTATCTAAGTAATAATACGAACGTATGGCAAAAAAGAAAGGTAAAACAAGGAAAATGTTGAATAAAATGAATGGTACCTCGAACCTTGAGGTTAAATTTGCTGAACTACTCACTGAGATGGGGGTTAAATTTGAACAGCATTTTGTTTTTAAAAAAAGAGAATTTGATTTTTTATTAACCGAACACTCAATTTTGGTTGAGACCCATCGTTGTTTTTACCACTGTTGTAAAAAACATAATCCAGAGCCAAAATACGCCTTTCAAAGGGCTAACCTTAAGAATGATCAATACAAAGTTAAAATCGTTAAATTCGACCTAACATACACCTTAATGGTGATTTGGGAACATGAGATGGTTGATAAAAAAGTTTTAACAGAAAAAATCAACAAGTTTGTTGGTAAACATAGTAAATTACTAAACGGGTAAAAAAAAAGGGGTCGCATAGCGTCCCCTCTTGTAATCTTTTGCAATCTCTCTCTTAGTAAACCAAGATACAACGGTCCATTCTCAATGTAGCGGAGATATCTGCGATTTCGTCATCACTGTATTCTAATGATCCAAAGTCAACGTTGGTTAAGAATGTTCCTTGAAGGATCCATTTTTCAACAACAACACCAGTCGGATCTAACATTTCCAATTCAATGTCTTTCTTATAACCAGCGGCATAACCCATACGACCTGTTACAGATTCAGCATGTAGACGAACCCACTCCATTAACGCTTGTGCTGCTGAAGGTCCAATTGGATCTTTGAAGGTAACATCAATTGATTCCCAGTTGAATCTACCTGCAACGTATGTTGATGTATTCAAGAATGGAATTTCAACTTCATTTATTGTTACTTTTGGTCTTGATGTTGAGATCACAAACCATTCATTGATACCTAATGAACTTGGGAATCTTAAGATAAACCTGTTCTTTTTCTTTGGTTCGTAAGGAACAGGCATTTTCATTAATAAGTTAGCCATATTTGTTATTTATTTAGTTTTGTTTTATTCTTTTTAATAAATATCTTTGTTTTTCGTTTTGTACGCTTTTTTAAAAATATTTTTGGAAAAACTTGACTTTTCCCGTTTTAATGCTTATTTTTGTTAAGGGTCTTAACGATGGTACTATCTATTATATATTATTATATAGATTATATATAAATATTAATATAAGATATTATATATAGTACTATTATAATATTTTTCTTTGTTACTTTCTTTTTACCGTAGTTGGAAAACCGCTTGCGGTAAAAATATGGGGGGCACCGTTAAGCACCCCCTTTTATTTTATTATATGTTATCAAATGAAACGTTTTGTGGTGTCACTGTAAATTCAAGTTCAATGAATTCCAAAGTTGGTGTAGGTTTGATGAATATCTTACCTCTCAACGTATTTCTATCATTGTCTTCAATGTCCATAGCAACACTTACTCTAAAGTCTGTCAAACCTCTTTCTTTTCTGATATTATCCAAGATTGGGTTAACCAAAGACAAGAATTGATTTCTAACTGTAGTATCGTTTGGATCGAATAACAATCTTTTAGATACACTCATAATCAATCTTCTTGCTTGTAACAACAATCTTCTGATGTTCAATCTATCAAGAGCACTTGATTTAACTTGTAAGTTTCTGTTACCCCAGATAACAACACCAACGTCTGAGTAAGTAGCCAATGGGTTGATTCTACCAGGATATAATACGTCTCTAGCTTCTTGATCAAGAACGATACGCGCTCTATTACATTTAACTAAACCTCTATTGTAACCAGCAGTTGCAAACCAAGGGAACGCTACGTTATCAGTATAAGCCATATTTCTTACTACTTCAGCAGTAGGTGGGATATACAAGTTTGCGTTATTGTCTGTATCTGTAATTTGGATCCAAGGGTAGTAAACCGCTGTGTAGTTAGAATCAATATCAGTATTTTCTAATTCATCAACGATATCTTCCGCATAGTACCAACTTTCAGTATCTGAAGGGTTATTATTGTTTAATAATTTAATGTCAGGTAATGTTGGTAAGTAAATAGCATCCAATCTCTTTTCTTCAACCACTTCAATAGCCTCTCTAACCAAGTCAGTGTTGTTTAACACGTCAATACCAGGTGTTGCTAAGATATTAATAGCGATTTCTTCAGGATTTTGGAAAGTTCTAATACCATACATTGTAGCATAGTAGTCAGAAGTACCGAACAATTCAGCATATTCAACGTTAGTGAATGTGTCAAATTGACCAGCAACGAATCCAGTTCTACCTATTTTATATTCGTCAGTGTTTGTTCTGTTAACTCTGTACTCATCCCAACCATCAAAACCACCTGAGAATAATACTGTGAATTTTCTTGTTCTCATATTGTTATATGGGTGAGTAGCGGTACCGTCAACAACAACAGGATCAGTAAATGAAGCCACACCAGTAGCAAAAACTTGCTCGTTAGTAACTGAGTCAACAATTGACTGAGCGTTGATGTCCATGTGGAAACCTTTAGTTTTTGTTGTGTAATCATCACCATTGTTATAAGCGTTATCACCTAACACACTAACTTTACCTTTGAACAACAATAAGTCTTTATCAAAACCAAATTGGCTTGAGAAACCTAAATAGTTCTTAGGGATTCTATCTCCGCTTGAAACAACCGCATTACCAAATGGTGGGTTATAAATTGTATCACCAGGAGCGTAGTATTTAAGTTTGTAAGGCATTTCAGGTACCAAAGCGGCTGTGTAATCACTTTCACCATTAGTTCTGAACTCATACCCCTCAAAACCAGCAGGAACTCCGTCAACAGGTGCGTTAGTAGCAACCTCAAGAACAACATAACTACTCTTTAATGGGTATTTGTTATCTATAGTACCAATTTTTCTACCAACGTAGTTGTCTAAACTTTCATCCATTGTACAATCAGTGAATCTCTCCAATAAAACTGGTGTTCTATCTGAATCACTAAATGATCTAACGTAGATATCGAACGTCTTTTTAGACAAGTCAATATTCGCAATAGAAGTTTTAATTTCAAAGTTAGCGTTTGTACCATCAGAGATGGAAATCAATCTAAATAATCTTTGTGGTAAACCACCTCTTAATTCCGAAACAATAAAAGGTGTAACAGGTGATTGGTACTGGAATTTATAGTGATCCCAGTTATTAACTGAAACAGCTTCAGTAAATAAACCTTTAATTTTACCTTGTAACCAACCCATTTTTAATGAGTTATCATAAACTTCCTCAACATAGATTAAAGAATCTTTGTTTGATGGTGTTGTACCGATAACGTTTTTAATGTAGTTTGCGTTACCCTCTTTTAACGAAACCGTATAAGAGAATGTGCTACCTGTTGGGTTAGCCGTTGTACCAGTCAAATCAAATGCTAAATAAGGGTCGTTAACCAAACCAGCTGGAGCAACCATATCTAAAGTATTAACTTTGTATTTTAATACATCAGAAACATAGTTACCTCTACTTCTAACAGTAGCCATTGTTTTATTATGACCTTCAGTATAAGGGTCACAATTTAAGGTCATAGTGTATAATCTTAACTTACCTTTTAATGTGCTAGCGCCAGCAGAACTAAATGTGTGGCAGAATAAACCAAAACTAGGTCCACTGTATGTTTGAGTCGTAGTATTGTAAACCAACTCATTATTTAATACATAAGCGTCTCTATCTTCAGCTGGAACAGTAACTGGTAATTCATAAGCATCAACAAATACTGGTGCAAATATGTTAGTTGTTGTTGCGTCAGTATCGATAGCCGTTTCTAGGTCATTAGTTAATAAACCCCAGTACATCGCGTGTTTCTTGTCATAGAAATCAGCACCAACGTAACCGCCTATCGTTGTGAAATAGTTATTGAAGACTGTATCAAACTCACCAGCATCAACACCAGTTAAACTAGCAACATAATCAATCAAGTCGATATTCCCACCTGGATCAACAACGTAGAACTGATTTGTAGATGTGTTAAATCTAAATTCAAATTCTGTTTCGGTAATACCAGTATGTGATAAGGTTGACTCATCGCAAGCACCTAACGTTTTGATCGCCCAGGCCATACCAGCTTCATATCCTGATAAACCTAATAATCTTGTTACGTACAATTGGTTTGATTGTGTTAAATACTGTTTTGCTATGTATGGTAATTCATACTTAACGATTTGTGTATTTTTAAATTTTTCTGGGTTCGTACCACCAAAAGTTGTTCTAAACTCATCAAAATTTCTGATGAATATTGGTTGGAACGCTGGACCTTTTAGGGTTTCACCGACAACACCTAAAGTAGTAACGCCCACTGTTTCGGTTGTGAAGGTTAAATCTTTCTCTGTTGTGTAAACACCTGGAGATGCATAAACTTTGTTTGCCATATTTAGTTAATTTTATTTATTATTTAATTTTACTTATTGATAAATATCTTATTTTTTACCAAAAAACCGCAGGATGGGTTCATTTTAAAAAAAGTTTGATTATTTTTATGTGTTTTCGGTTATTGTGAATGTTCTACTTATTGCTGGTGTTACGATAAAATCCTCTGGGTCTAGAATAAAACCTTGAAGATTAAATGTATAGAGTTGCACATAGAACCTTTTATTTGTTAAATCGGTCACTTGACTTTCGTCTGAAGTATCTTCTAATACTATAGGTATATAATGTCCGTTAACAATTGTATACGCCTGTCTACTCTGAAAATTCTTAAGTACTAACGTATTAAATTTGTTAAGCTCTTGTTGTCTGTAAGCAAATATCCTAACAGAATACATGATATCCACTGGTATCGGTTGCGGTATTTGGTAAATATCAACCCCTTTTCTATTACCATCCCAAGTAGGTACCTCAGCATATGTATAGTGTCTACCAGTTGGAATGTTATAAATCAATGAAGGGTTTGTACCATATTTTGTGTCTGGGTTTCTAACGATATTCACAAAAGGTATTTTAACATTCTTGTATTCATCAGAAAATTTCCAAGTTTGGGAAAACTCATTCCAGGTTTGGATACCCATCATAAAAACAGGAACCTCTTCACCGTCAACAGACAATTTTAAATTGTTTTTCACAAATTCCTTAAAACCACGATCAAGATCAATATGTAAAACCCCCTTAGGAAGATATGTATCCTTATCGGTTATCATATCCTTCATATTCTCAGCCGCGCCACTTTGCATAGAATAAGGGTACTCTATGTTAGCACGTTCTCTCGTGATATTAATATTCTTCTTAAATGATCCAGGTAACGCCATAGTTATATTCCATTAAATAGGTTAGGGTCAACGTTTGTACATTTAATCCTTCTGAAATAACCCCTATACCCAAAATGAGTGCTCGGGTTATCACTGTTTATTGTATCATCATCGAACACACTGAAATATTTAAAGTTGTTTTCTTTATCAGCGTAACCAACTATATCCCCGTAGCTTATTTCGGTATTTTTCTCATCAAGTTGTTTTTGTAAAACGGTGAATTCTAAATTACCGTAATCTTGATATCTCATATTACCGTTAGGTGAGTATGATTTATTTTCACCATTTGCTAGGTTTAATATTACTTTTAACTCAACTGGGGCTTTAAACCTAACATCTCTTGTGTTACTTTCCCAATATACGTCATCAACTTGTGTATTAACTCTGTCAATCCTAAATAAAACAACGGTGAAGTTCATATCTTCCTCAATTAGTTCTGTTGCCATATCTAATTCAAGTCGAAAATCCTCTTCATCATAGAATCTATTCAACCTAGTATTCGGTATTCTAGTTTTTCTTTCCATTATTCTTTCTATATAAATACATTCATTTATTAATGAATTGACTTTGTCATAAAAATTTATTATTATTGAATAATAATAAATTCAAGGAATTAAGTAATATAATGCAGTTACCAATAGAGAAACGTGCTTTAGATATATTAAAAGTCTATAAAGGGGCTAACGACTATATTTTAGGTATACAAAAAACGTACTTTACTAGTAAGAGTTTCATCCCAACAAAGAAGCAAAGCGAATACATTGTTAGAAACGGTAACGTTGACCCAATTGTTGTTAATAAACTTTTTGATATAAGTATGACTTGCAGGGCTTTTGTTGCCGAGCAAT